GTCCACGCCCATGCGAGCCAAGTTCTACATCACGTCCGTGGAGCGCGTCGTCGGTGCCGATGGCGCCGTCTCTGGTGAGCGCGTCAAGTTCTCGGCCGTCTGCCCGCCCTCGTTCGACAAGGACGGCCTGCACGAGGACAGCACCTTCTCCAAGTACTCGCCCAGCGCGTCCTGCGAGATCTACATCAACAACTCGGCCCTCCACGGCAAGTACGCGCCTGGCCAGAAGTTCTACGTGGACTTCACGCCGGCCGCGTCATGACCCATCACGGGAAGGTCTGACCCGGCACTGCGCCGGGCCGGCTAAGGGCCCGAAACGGCCGCCCGCCCACCATTCACGCCCGCGCAACGCGCACCCAGACTTCACCTCGCTCTGATCAAGTGCGGCAGTCCCGGCGGGCACCTACACCAGAAGCGTCAATGCTCTACACCCACCGCAACGTCCTGCCGGGTACGACGCTCTGCAACTTGGACACCGGCGAGCGGTTCCGCCACGTCCTGTCCATTGACACAGCAACGGGTGAAGTGGAAATGGTCCCGCTTCCGATCCGCCTTGCTGCGGATGGCGACACCATCCTGACAGAGACCGTTCGCTTCCAGGCTGTCTGGCCGATCCTCGACCGCGGCGTCCCGTGTGCATTTCACTGCCACGGCCGCCTGAACTGAACCAAGCGCCGATATCCCATTCAGCCCCCAGTGGCCGGCCGGGCGCTAATACGGCCGGGTAGTTCCCTCGTGGCGCGCTTCCATGAGCAAGAAAGGGCGCAAGCGCTTCGGCAGGCTCCAGCCCGGCCCACCGGGTAGACCGATGGAGCCACCCGCCCGCGAAAGGAGTCGGGCATGACAGAGAAACGAATCATCGACTGGGAGGCCATCGAGGCCGACTGGCGCGCTGGTGTCAAGACCAAGCAGCAGATGTCCATTGAGCACGGGGTCTCCCGGGCTGCTATGGACAAGCGCTTCAAGAAGCTCGGCATCGAGCGAGACCTGCGCGAGAAGATCCAGGCGAAGGCCGAAGCGCTGGTTACACAGCATGAGGTTGCAGCTCAGGTTACATCCGCAACCAGTGCAACCGAAGCGGCCATCATTGAGGTCAATGCCACGGTCCTGGCTGGCGTCAGGATCGCGCACCGCACGGACATCGCAAGGTTCCGCCGGCTCGCCCTGAGCCTGCTGGCAGAGCTGGAGGCGGAGACCGGCAACCTCGCCGACTTCCAAGAGCTCGGCGAACTGCTCCGCAGCGAGGACGACAACGGCAACGACCGCCGCAACGACGTCTATCGCCGCGTCATCAGCAGCGCCGGCCGGGTGGACAGCCTGAAGAAGCTGTCCGAGACGCTCAAGCACCTGATCGGCCTGGAGCGCGAGGCCTACGGCATCGCCACGGACGAGAAGCCGGCCGGCGATGGTGACGATCTGAACGCGACGCTCGCGAAGCTCATCGAGCGATTGCCTGGATGAACACCGGCAACCTGCTGCTCGACCGGCAGCTGGCCCGCTGGTACGCGCTGAAGGATCACCCGGTCCAGCTGGCGCTGGTCGACGCGGTCCACAACGGCATCCGGTTCCCGCTGGTCCCAGCAGGCCGGCGCAGTGGCAAGACGGAGAGGTTCAAGCGCTTCCTGGTGAAACAGGCCAACCGCGTCCCAGGGCCGTACTTCGCCGCAGCGCCGACGCATGACCAGGCGAAGAAGATCTTCTGGGATGACCTGAAGGCCTTCAGCCTCTCGTGCCTGCACGCCAAGCGGCCCAGCGAGTCCGACCGCATCATCTACCTGCCCAACGGCAGCGAGCTGCATGTGATCGGGCTGGACAAGCCGCAGCGCATCGAAGGCATCCCGTGGAAAGGCGGGGGCATCGACGAGTTCGCCGACATCAAGGCCGGCGCATGGGAGGCGAACATCCTCCCGGCGCTAAACACCGTCAACCCGCTGGACCCGGATTACCGTGCCTGGTGCTGGTTGCTGGGGGTGCCTGAAGGCCTGAACCACTACTACGACCTCTGTGCGAAGGCCGAGGCTGGGCTGGACCCGTCCTTTCAGGTCTTCCACTGGAAGTCCGCGGAGATCCTGCCCGATGACGTGATCGCGGCCGCGCGCCGCTCCATGTCGGCAAAGCAGTTCAAGCAGGAGTTTGAGGCCGCATTTGAGACCGCAGGCGGCCGCATCTACGAGGACTACGGCAAGGAAAACCACACGCGCGAGCGCATCCAGCCGCACGAGCAGTTGCTGTGGATGCACGACCAGAACTTCACGCCGCTGTCGTCAAGCATCGGCGTGCGCCGCGGAGAGAAGAACGAACAGCTCCTCCTGCTGGACGAGATCGTCCTGACCAGCGCCGTCTCGAAGCAGTCCGCCAAGGAGTTCGTCGAGAAGTTCAAGGACCACAAGAACCGGCATGTGCTGATCTACGGCGACCCAGCGGGGCAAGCCGGCGAGAAGCACGGTCATGCGTCCGACTACACCGACATCGAGGGCGTGCTGAAGGCACACCACTGGACCTTCACCCGCAAGGTGAAGCCGGCCGCGCCGGCGATCAAGGACCGTCAGAACGCAGTGCGCGCCAAGATCCGCACCGCCGACAACGTCCGCACGCTATTCGTGAACCCGGCAACGGCCCCTTGGTCTGACAAAGGCTTGGCGACGGTCCAGCTCCAAGAGGGCTCGACGTTCCAGGAAGACCAGAAGAACAAGTACCAGCACATCACCACGGCCATCGGCTACTGCGTGGATGTGGAGTGGCCAAGCGTCAAGCGCGCAGCAAGTTCCAGCCCTCTGCGGGCCTGACCCTATGGAAAAACCCACCGTCGCCACGCCGTCCAGCGCCGTCATGGCCATGCAATCCGCATGGCAACTGGCGTCCGCACTGCTGGGCGGAACGGACGCCATGCGCGCCGCCGGCGAGGCCTACCTTCCGAAGTGGCCGGCCGAAGAGAAGGAGAGCTACGACGACCGCCTGAAGGCTGCCGTCCTGTTTCCGGCCTACCAGCGCACCGTCGCCACCCTGACCGGCAAGCCCTTCAGCAAGCCGCTGACCCTGGGTGAAGACGTGCCCGAGGTCCTGAAGGGCTACTCGGAGAACGTCGACCTCGAGGGCCGCAACCTGCACACCTTCGCGGCGGACATCATGGAAGGCGCGCTTGGCTTCGGCCTGTCGCTGATCCTGGTGGACTACCCGCAGCGCCCCGAGGGCGTCGCGACGCTGGCCGATGAGCAGTCCTTGGGCCTGCGCCCCTACATGGTCCAGATCAGCCCCTTGCAGGTGCTGGGTTGGAAGAAGCGCAAGGTCAAGGGCGAATGGGCCCTGGCCCAGTTCCGCTTCATGGAGTGCGTGGAAGAGGACGACGGCCTTTACGCCACGAGGGAGGTGGATCAGGTCCGCGTCCTGGAGCCCGGCCGCTGGGAGACTCATCGCAAGGACGACAAGGGCAACTGGGTCCTGTTCGCCGAGGGCGTGACGACGCTGGATTACATCCCGCTCGCGGTCGCCTACGGCCAACGCACGGGGTTCATGACCGCGAAGCCGCCGCTGCTTGAGATGGCCCACCTGAACGTGGCCCACTGGCAGTCGGCCAGCGACCAGCAGACCATCCTGCATGTCGCTCGGGTGCCGATCCTCGCCATCATCGGCGCTGACCAGAGCGAGGAAGACGCTGGCATCACTGTCGGCACGAAGAGCGCCGTCAAGATCCCGCAGGGCGGCGACATGAAGTTCGTGGAGCACTCGGGCCAGGCCATCAAGGCAGGCTCCGACGACCTGAAGGACCTGGAAGAGCGCATGCGCCAGGCCGGCGCCGAGTTGCTGGTGATCGACAACAAGCTCACCGCCACACAGGTGAGCAGCGAGAACGCCGTGGGCATGTGCGCCCTTCAGCGCATCGGCGAGAGCGTGGAAGACGCGATCGACCAGGCCTTGCAGATGATGGCCGACTGGATCGGTGAGGCCGAAGGCGGCCACGTCACGCTGTTCAAGGACTACGCGGCCGCCTCGCTGAGCGATGCGACCACGCAGATGATCAAGGACTGGGTGGGCGTAGGCCTGCTGTCCAAGGAAGCCGCCTTCAAGGAACTCCAGCGCCGCGGCGCCATCTCGGCCGACCTGGTCTGGGAGGACGTGAAGGACCAGATCGACATGGAAGGACCGCCGCTGGGCTCGCTTGGCGGCGACCCGAATGCCAACCTCAGTCAATGAGACCCTGCTCGACGAGGCGGTACATCACGCCGTCGATCTGCAGGCCTACAGCAATGGAGTCGTCCGGCGCCTGATCGCGCTGCTCAACCGCAGCGATGCGCGCCTGTTTGCGCAGCTGCAGGCGGCTCTGGGCTCCATGGACCCGGAGAGCTTCACCGTTCAGCGCCTGGACCTGCTGCTGCAGTCGGTCCGCGCGCTGAACTCCGAGATCTACGCCCAGTTCACTTCGGCGCTTACCGAGGACCTGCGCGGCCTGTCAGGCACTGAGGCCACCTACCACGTCGAGTTGTTCCGCTCGGTGCTGCCTGTGCAGATCAACGTGGCCTCGGTTACCCAGGAGCAGGTCTACGCAGCCGCGATGTCCCGGCCGATGCAGGGGCGGCTGCTGAAGGAGTGGGCCGCAGGCCTGGAAGAGGACAGGGCAACCCGCATCCGCGACACCTTTCGCCAGGGCTACGTCAGCGGCAAGACCACGGCCCAGCTGGTGACCGAGCTGCGCGGCACCCGCGCCAAGGGCTACAGCGACGGCATCATCGAGATCGACCGCCGCAGCGCTCAGTCGGTCGTCAATACGGCCATCAGCCACATCGCCGGCACGGCCAGGGAGCGCTTCTACGGCGCAAACGCCGACCTGATCAAGGCCGAGGCTTGGCGTTCGACGCTCGACAACAAGACCTCCCAGCTTTGCCGGCTGAGGGACGGCAAGCAATACACACCGGTGGACCACAAGCCCATCGGCCACAAGATCCCGTGGCTTGCGGGCCCGGGGAAGATTCACTGGTGCTGCCGGTCGACGTCCTCGCCGGTGACGAAGAGTTGGGAAGAGCTCGGCGGTGTCGCCGGGCCCGACCTGTCGCCGACGGAGCGGGCCAGCATGGACGGCGTTGCACCCGCCGACCTGGACTACTCGACCTGGATCGAACGGCAGAGCGCCGCAAGGCAGGACCAGATCCTCGGCCCAAGCCGCGGCGCGCTGTTGCGCAAGGGCGGGCTGACGCTGGACAGATTCGCGAACGAGAAGGGCGTCTGGCTCACGCTGGAGCAGCTCAAGGAGCGCAACGCGGCGGCTTTCAAGCGTGCAGGGCTATCATGACGCGTGGTCCTGAAGCTCGTCCCGCCCGCTGATAAGCCCGAACCGGCCCCGCGCGAGCGGATCTCCAGGGGGTTGGCTGCCAAGACGCCCGCCTACCTGCTCAAGTGCCCGCGCTGCGCTGGCATGGAGCTGATTGAGACCGTCACTGGCGTGGAAGTCACCAAGTCCGGCGGCCACCGTCGGGGCACGAAGACGAAGCTCTGCCTGTCCTGCTTCATGCGGGGCGAGCGCATCGAGGTGCTTTGAGAGTTTCAATGGGGCGGTCTTGCCCGTCCCAGTGCCGAGGCATCCCCTAGTAGCCAATAGCTGCGGATAAAAGCCGAGAAGGTCCGCACCGCCCCACCCAACATCAAGCCGCACGGGCAACCGAGGCGGCTTTCTTCATGGCCGCTCCGCTTCAGATCATCGTGATGGCCTGGCTCTGCTGGTGCCTGTTCAATGTCGGCCTGCTGCTGGCCTCGCCCTGGCTGATGCCCGGCCGGGTGGTGACGAACGGCTTCTGGACTGTCTTCCCCCAGGCGCTGCGCGACAAGCTCACCGAGGAAGAGCAGGCCGCCATCCTGGCGCACGAGGCTGGCCACAAGGCCCACCGCCACGCGCTGCGGAACCTGCTGCTGACGTTATTCCTCATGCGCCGGTCCGCCAAGGCTGCGCTGATGCAGGAGCTCGAGGCCGACAACTACGCCGCCGACCGCGGCCACGGCCCGGCCCTGGCCAGCGCGCTGCGCAAGCTGAGCTGCGACGCCTTCGACTGGTACCGCGCGGCCCGCCTGGACCCGCGCTGACGATCACTGCCCGCGCCACGGATGTGGCAGGGCGCACCGGACCGGATGGTCCACCACCCTCTCGCTGATGGATGTCAGCGGAAAGCCCCAACCATGCCATTCAAGAAAGACGCTCAAGGCAATCTCGTCACCCAGGAAGTCAACGGCCAACTGCTGCCGGTCTTCGTCCACCCCGACGGCAAGGAGGCGCCCTTCGACGGCGATTCCACGCTCTCGACCATCTCCCGACTGAACGGTGAGGCCAAGACCCACCGTGAAGCCAAGGAAGCGGCTGAGGCAGCGCTGAAGCCGTTCAAGGACGCTGGCATCACCGACCCGGCAGCTGCCGCCAAGGCGCTGACCACGGTGAAGAACCTCGACGACAAGAAGCTGGTGGATGCCGGCGAAGTCGAGAAGGTCAAGGCCGCCGCCGTCGAATCGGTCCGCAAGGAATACGAGCCTGTGGTGAAAGAGCGCGATACGCTGAAGGGCCAGCTGGACTCCCACCTCATCGGTGGTGCTTTCAGCCGCTCCAAGTTCATCGCTGACAAGTTTGCCGCCCAAGGCCCCGCCGGCGTGGAGATCGCGCAAGCGCTCTTCAGCAACCGGTTCAAGGTCGAGGACGGCAAGCTGACAGCCTATGACGCCAACGGCAGCAAGCTGTTCTCGCGCACCCGGCACGGCGAACTCGCCGATGCGGACGAGGCCATCGAAATGATGGTCGACGCCTACCCGCACAAGACCTCCCTGCTCAAGGGCAGCGGCGGCAGCGGCGGCGGTGCGCCAGGCGGCGGCAACGGTGGTGGCGGTGGCAAGAAGACCTACACCCGTTCGCAGTTCGACGCTCTCAGCCCCCAAGAGCGCATGACGGTCTCTCAGGCCGTCGGCAAGGGCGAGGCTGTCGTCACCGACTGATCCATTCACTTCCCAAACCCTCGGCCCGCCTCTGGTGGGCCTTTTGCTTTTCAGAAAGTCCCACCATGAAGAAGTTCCGCATCTCCATCCTGGCCGCCCTGGCGGCCGTCGCCGCGCTGCCGGCCCAAGCCCTGGGCCACTTCGCCGCCTCGCAAGGCCTCGTCGCCGGTGCCAACACCATCACCAACCTGATCCCCGACATCTACGCCGCTCTGGACGTGGTGTCGCGTGAGCTGGTCGGCATGATCCCGGCCGTCTCGAGCGACATGACCTTCGAGCGCGCCGCCGTCGGCCAGACCGTGCGCAGCCACGTCGCCCCGGCCGCGACCGCGTCCGACATCACCCCGGGCGTCACTCCGCCCGATGACGGTGACCAGACCATCGGCAACGTGCAGATGTCCATCACGAAGGCCCGCCGCGTGCCGGTGCGCTGGAACGGTGAGCAGTCCAAGGGTCTGAACAACGGTGGCCCGGGCCGCTCGACCATCATGCGCGACCAGTTCGCGCAAGCCATGCGCACCCTGGTCAACGAAGTGGAAGCCGACCTGTGCGGCCTGCACATCTACGCCTCGCGCGCCTACGGCACCGCCGGCACCACGCCGTTCGCCACGGCCGACGACTGGACGGACGCCTCGGAATCCCTGCGCATCCTGAAGGACAACGGCGCCCCGCTGACCGACCTGAACCTGGTCATCAATACTGCGGCCGGCGCCAAGTTCCTGGGCAAGCAAGCCCGCGTGGACGCCCAGGGCTCCGACAGCATCATCCGCCAGGGCATCCTGCTGCCGACGCTGGGCTTCAGCCTGCGCGAGTCGGCCGGCATCGTGACCAGCACCGCTGGCACGGGCTCCGGTGCGACGACCAACACCGCCGGCTACGCCGTCGGCTCCACGGTCATCACCCTGGCCTCGGCCGGCACCGGCACCATCGTGGCCGGTGACGTGATCACCTTCGCCGGTGACACGAACAAGTACGTCGTGGCTTCGGGTGACACCGACACCTCCAACGGCGGCACGATTACCCTGGCGGCTCCTGGCCTGCGCAAGGCGATCGCTGCCTCGGCGACGGCCATCACCGTCGTGGCGGCCGCTGCCCGCAACATGTGCTTCGCCCGCTCGGCGATCCACCTGGCCACCCGTGTGCCGGCGCTGCCCGAAGAGGGCGACCTGGCCGTGGACCGCCAGATCGTCACCGACCCCCGCTCGGGCCTGAGCTTCGAGATCGCGATGTACATGCAGTACCGTCAGGTTCAGTATGAGGTCAGTTGCGTTTGGGGCGTGAAGGCTGTGAAGTCGGAACACATGGCCCTGCTGCTCGGCTAAACCCGAGGGGCATAATTGCCCAGTGGTCGAAAAGGATTGCAAGCCCTGCTGGTGCCACATCACCAGCTAGACCACACCTCTCAATTGCTATGTGGAGCAAGCTTGAACTACCAGCGCCATTACGACGCACTCATCGAGCGTGCGCGCTCAAGGACCCTTTCAGGGACTACTGAAATTCACCATGTAACCCCCCGCTGCATGGGAGGTGGGGACGCCAAGCGCAACCTAGTCGCGCTTACCCCGGAAGAGCACTTTCTTGCGCATCTATTGCTATTGAGGATGCACCCGAAGCATCCCGGCCTAGCAATTGCTGCGGCCATGATGACTCGCGACAACCGCAACGGCAAAAGGGCGAACAACAAGCTATATGGCTGGCTGCGCAAGACCGCAGCTGATGCCCAGTCAAAGCGCCTCAAGGGTCGGCCACGAAGCGAAAGCACAAAGTCGCGAATCGCTGCCAGCATGAAGGTAAGTGAAGCTTACAAGGAGCATGTCGCAACGCTTGTCGGCGTTCCGCGCACAGCCGAAGTGCGGGCGAAAGTCAGTGCGTCCCATCGAACCAGCCAAGTGGCTGCTGAAGCTCGTGAGAAGCTGAATCTCAAGAAGATCGGCGTGCCTCGCTCAGCAGAGACTCGCGCCAAGGTCGGCGCCGCCCATCGTGGTCGAACCCTGAGCGAAGAGCACCGGAGCAAGATTGCTGCCGGTCTTCGCGGCCAAGCAAAGGCGCCAGAGCACGTCGCGAAGGTCGCGGCCGCCTTGCGCGGCAAGCCCGGTACAAGGCTTGGCGCCAAGGTCACAGAAGAAACGAGAAATCGCATGCGTGCCGCCGCTGTAGAGCGAGAGAGACGCAAGCGCGAGGCGTCTCAAAGCGCCTAATCCTGAGCAACACCACCAAAGCACCTTCGGGTGCTTTTTTTATTCCCGAAAGGCAGCCATGAACCCGAAAACCATGCTGGTCAAGCCCTGGGGCGAAGGCCAAGGGGATCACGTCGTCATCAACGCCGCGGACTTCAATCCGGACGTGCACACGCTCCTCGACGACGCCGAGAAGCCGGGCGGCCACACCGGCGGCACCGAACCCGTCGCCCTGACTGCGGCGCAGCTCAAGGAAGCCCTGACCGCCAAGGGCATCCCCTTCCGCGGCAACGCCTCCAAGGCCGACCTGCAGGCCCTGCTCGACGACGCCGAGAAGCCTGGCGAGTAACACCACCCCGCACCGAACCAAGCGCCCTAAGGGGCGCTTTTTTCTTGCCCAAACGAAAGCCGCACCATGCCGCAACTCAATCCCGGTGAGCGCCGGTTCCTGAACCTCGACGCCGGCAAGGTGCTCACAGTCACCTGTGATTCGATCAGCTCTGCCATCGTGCGCGCCTACCCCATCAATGGCGGCGAGTCGACCGGACAAAGCGCTGTGGCGGCCAACGGCTCGCTCACGCGCGGGCCCTACGCCAGCGCGGCCACGCGATGGTGCATTGAGTCTGCTGGCGCTGGCGTGTCCTATTCGGTCGACATCAGCACGGTGGCAGACGTGGTACTCGATGCCAGCGGCAACGCGGCCGCAAATGGAGCCACGGTGTCAGGGTACGGGAATTCCAAAGTGCTCGCTGCATTCGGCGGCAGTACGACCACCCCGGTCAGCCCGGCTGTCGGCGGCACCGGCAACCTGACCGGCAGCTACGGTTTGCCGGTTCCGTGGGTCAAGATCCCGGCAAACACCTTGCCGTCCGGTGGCGCGGTGCTTGAAATCTCTGCTCTGGTGAAGCGCACCGGCACGCTTGCGAACATCGCCCTCGCTGCTCGATTGGGCCCCACCAAAGGCCAGTTTGATCCGCACCTGGGCCTGCCCTCGGTCTCAAACAACAGCTCGACCAACGCCGCAATCGTGACGTGGCGCGTCGCCATCGCGGACACCACGGCGGCCGTCCTGTTCGCAGGCAATGTGACCAGCAACGGCGCAATCCAGCAAGCTACCGCAGTGACGGAAATCGCTCTGGACCGCACGGTGGACAACTACGTCACCTTTGACTGCACCGGCGTGAACGCCCGCGCCACCGCAGCCGTCATCGGCGCCGGCAAAGGCGGCACCGGCTACACCGTCGGCGACGTGCTCACCGTCCAGGGCGGCACCGGTACGGCAGCAACCCTGACCGTCACCACGGTGAGCGGCGGGGCGATTACCTTCTTGGCCGTCACGACGGCTGGCAATTATTCGGCCGTGCCGACAAACTACACCGGCGACGTGACTGTCACTGGCGGCACCGGCACGGGCGCAACCCCGACGCTGACGTGGGCCATGGATCAACTCGCCCTGCTGGGCGGCGAGGTTGTGCTGCACCAGCCGCCCGCCCAGGCGACGCGCACGAGCCTGACCAGCGGCCCGATCTCGGTTCCATCCACCTTCTTCGGCTTCAACAGCCAGGTATGGCCGGTCAGCGGCACGGCGCCGACGCTCAACTTCGGCACCTTCTGCACCTTCGGCACCAAGAAGCTGCACTGGTGCAACCTGCAGACGGCCTCGAATGCGCTGAGCGCCAACATCGGCGACTTCGACACCGCGGTCAACTCGATGAAGGCCGCCGGCCGGAAGATCAACTTCACCTTCTACGGCACGCCCACCGCGTTCGCGTCCACCGGCTCTGGCACGCCGGGTGCCTGGGGCGACAACGGCGAAGGCGCCTACCCCAACGACCTGACCCAGGTCACCTACTTCCTGACGCAGATCATCAACCGGGCAAATGGGCTGCAGGACGGGATCATCACCAGCATCCAGCTCTGGAACGAGCCCGACTTCACTGCAACCCCTGGCAACGCCAGCTTTTGGGGCACGCGCCCGCAGTTCGTCGACCTGCTCTGGACGGCCTACGCCGCCATCAAGGCGGCCGACCCGCGCATCGTCGTGCTCTGCCCTGGTACCTTCGACCTGACGAATGCCAACTATGGCCTCAACCAGTGGATCAACCAGACGGGCACGGTCAACAGCACGAAGCGCGGCTATGACTGCTTCGATGCCATCGCCTCGCACCCGTACCACGCCCGCCCGCTGGGCCCGCTCTACAGCGGCTTTGGCGACATCTGGGGGCTGAGCCTCGGCGGCATCCTGCCGTTCCGTCAGTCCCTCAAGACCTACGGCAAGGGCAACGTCGACTTCTACATCACCGAGTACGGCATCGCCAGCGGCTACGACCAGGAGCTGCAGTGGTTCCTGAACAGCACGACGGCGGCCTACCGCAAGGCCTTCATCTCGCGCCTGCTGGTGGACTGCATGCTGGCTGGCGTCAAGGTGTTCGGCGCGTTCGGCTTCGGTCCGTCGCAGGCGCCGCTGATGGGTGACTTGACCAACGACACCACGGGCGTAGTTGCCGGATGGAATGAGACCTACGCCGCCTGCGCCGGCAAGACCATCGTCGATGGCGGCTTCGTCAGCGACGGCTCGCGCTACCTGACCTTCAGCGACGGCACCAGCTACACGGTCTGATTCCCATCCCCTCCGCGAGGACATAACCCATGGCCCTGATTACCGAGGACGGCACTGGCCTGGCCAATGCTGAGTCCTTCGCCAGCGTGGCCCAAGCCGACGCCTACTTCCTGGCGCGCGGGAATACCTCCTGGAGCGGGCTGGCGACCTCCGACAAGGAAGCCGCCCTGCGCCTGGGTACGGAGTACCTGCAGCAGCGCTATAACGGCCGCTGGCAGGGCCTGCGGGTCAAGACGACCCAGGCTCTGGACTGGCCCCGTGCCGGAGTGGTGCTGGACTGCATCGAGCAGAGCTTCAGCGTCATCCCGGTGGCGCTGCAACGCGCGACCATCGAGATGGCGCTGAAGTCACGCTCGGGCAGTCTACTGGCTGACGAGACGGCCCAGGTTAAGAGCGAGAGCATCGGCCCCATCTCGACCACCTACGCCGACGGCGCGAGCCAGCAGACCAAGTT